CTGCAACTTGAAGCGCAGTATCAGCAAGACAAACAAGCCTTGACCGAGAAGGAAATCGAGGTTGAAAAAGCGAAATACGATGCGATGGCCTCAATGGTCGGTGGATTGCAGCAGGTAACCGAGGCATTTGGCGAATCCTCCAAGGGCATGGCGAAGATGTCAAAGGTGCTTGCCCTTGCCGAGATTGCAATCAATTCGGGTGCGGCCATTGCAGCCGGCGTCAAGCAAGCGCAGAGCGTTCCCTATCCCGCGAACCTTGCCGCCATCGCGACAACCGTTGCGACGATATTGGCTAACATTGCCAGCGCAGTCAAGACCGTGAAAGGCGCAAAGTTCGCGCGCGGCGGATTTGTGTCGGGCGCAGGGTCGGCAACAAGCGATTCCATACCTGCACGTTTGAGCAACGGCGAATCGGTCATGACTGCAGCCGCGACAAGTATGTTCGCGCCGGTGCTCTCTGCATTTAACCGACTAGGCGGCGGAGCGCCAATAGTGGTACAAACGGCCGAGCAGCGTATCGGCGAGGACTTTTTGGCTGGTGCCATCGCAAAGGGAATGATGCTGGCTCCGCGCCCTGTCGTGAGTGTGGAGGAAATAAACAGCGTTGGCGACCGCGTTGATGTAATAGAAAGCCTCAGCAGCCTATGACCGCCTACGAATTAATCAAGGCGTGCGAGTCTGTGTGCGCCGTGCTGGCCAGGAATAACATCAAGCCTGCAGATGTGCGCTACCTGCAGCTATACGCGGACTTCGTGCGCATGACGGGCGAGGGGCAGAAGACATCGTGGGTCGTTTATTACCTTGCTGACCAATACGGATGCGACGAGGCAACTGTATACCGAGTAGTCAAGCGGCTGTCGGCCGAGTGTGCGCTTTAGCCGTTATTTTTGCAGAATTTCCGCTGTGTCGCGACATCTTGCGCCGCGTGGGTAGTTATCCCACTCTGCAATAAATGTCGCGACACAGCGCGAAAACAGCATACTCGCACGCCCTGCGAGTGTTTTAATGCTTACACAGTAGACACTAATTAACACAATTATGCTATCTTTGCGGAAAAGACAAGAGTATGGCAACACTTAAGATATATTCGGAAATTCAGTCGGAGCAAGACAAGGCTGTCGCTCGCTTTTGGGGCGACGCAGAGGGCGTGTCTTACTCTGATATAGATGAATTTTGCGCCTCCATACCGGCCGATGACAATGCGATAGACATCCGTCTGCACTGCGACGGAGGCAGCGTGACCGAGGGCTGGGCGATATACGACCGGCTGCGTGCCACAGGAAAGGAAATCACTTGCACCGTTGAGGGCAACGCCGCCAGCATGGCGACCGTGATATTGATGGCTGCACCAAAGGAGCGCCGCCGCGCATACGCCAACGCACACATCCTAATTCATAATCCTTGGGCTTATGTGTCACGCCTTGCAGACGCGGACGACCTCCAAAAGATGTCGGACGACTTGCGTGCAGAGCAGCAAAGGTTCGTAGAACTGTACGTTGAGCGATGCGGCTGCACGGCGGAGGAAATACAGGCGTTGATGAACGAGGACAAATTCATCGGCGTGGACGAGGCACAGCGGCTCGGCATTATCGGCGAGGTGCTGCAGCCAATATCAGCAAGCGCAAAAACAAAACTCACCAACCAATCAAATATGAAGAAAGTAGAAGTGAAAGCGAGCCTGTTAGACCGCATGCTGGCTAAGTTAGGGTTCAAGACCCTGGACGATGCCGGTGAGCAGCTTGACATCAAGGCTCTTGAGTTAAACACCGCCGACGGCCAAACATTGACCATCGAGCGAGAAGAGGGCGCGCCTGTTATCGGCGACAAGGCCGAGCCGGACGGCGAATGGCTGATGCCCGATGGAACGACTTATGTCATCCGTGATGGCGTTATCGTAGAGGTCAGACCTGCAAAAGAGGCTCCCGCGGGCGAGGCCGACGATGACAAGAAAGGGGAAGTAGAACCAACTGTTGAAGAGGACGACAAGGACGATGAGGAGCAGCGTCTGCGCGACCGCATTGCAGAACTTGAAAAAGAGAACGAGGAACTCCGTCAGCGGCTTGAGAATGCACAGGCGCGCACGACCGAAGAACTCCGTATCTTGAACGCTGTAAAAATGGCTGGCGGCGAAAAGGCGCTCGCCAAGATATCATCTAACTATGTGCCGGCGCGCCGCCAGCCTGCAGGCAATGCGGCAAAGAACGCCGCGGATGGAAACGTTGTTATCTCCTCCGAGTCCATCCGCCAGCGTGCACGCGAGCACAAGACAAAGAACACTAAGAAGAAATAAGGAATCAAAACATGGCAAAGTATTTTGAGAACATCCCGCTGCAGCCCGAAAACCTCCGTTCGCTGCGCGACGCAATCATCAAAGAAGTATTGGAGGACGAAAACATTCGCCAAGTCCTGACCATCCGCAAGGTACGGAACGGCGAACCGCTTGCAACCATCGGCGAAATGGATGCCGTCGGTCATGCCGGTGCCGGCTGTAATCCTACCTTTGAGGAAATCGGCATCAACAACGCGCTCAAGCGCTGGGCACTCAAGGCATGGGAAATCGCACTTAAGATTTGTTACACGAACCTTGAGGAAACGATTGCCGAGTATTGCCTTAAGGAGGGCACCGAAATAGGCGACCTCACCGGCACCGACTTCATGGCCATCTACCTGGAACTGCTGGCTACGCAGATGAAGCGCATGATTTGGCGCCTCGCTTGGTTCGGCGATACCGCTGCAAAGACAATTACCAATGGCGGCGTTGTGACTGACGGAACCGACATCACCCTCATGACCGCCAATGACGGCCTCTTCAAACGCCTGTTCGCCATCGGCACAGCCAATCCCTCGCAGGTGACCGCCATCGCCGCCAACAGTGCCGCCTCTTACGCCGCGCAGACTGCAGCCATCCGCACGCAGGGCGCAGCGACCGCACTTGTTGACAGCATTCTGCTCGACGCAAACAGCATGATTAACCTCCGCGGCGATGCCGTGCTCTTGATGAACAAGAAATTGGCTGACGCACTGACCTACGATGTGAAACGTGAATACAAGGAAATCATGCCTTGGGACCGCGTCTTTGACGGATTCTACGTTTCGTATTACGGCGGCGTGAAGGTAGCCTCCATCGCAACTTGGGACTACATGATTAACGCCTATGAGAACACCGGCACCGCATGGAACAAGCCTTTCCGCGTGGTGTACACCACTCCGCAGAATCTGCGCGTAGGCTGCGACGCCAACGACCCCATCAGCGACCTCGATATTTGGTTCAACAAAGACGAGAGGATGAACAAAATCTACGCGACCGGCAAACTCGACACACTTGTTGCCGAGGACGAGCGCGTGCATCTTGCTTATTAGTATTTTTCAGCAATGCGTCTGCGCAGACCTCAACCGTCTGCGCAGACTTGTAAAAACCAATAAAAACAACAAATACACATGGAAAATCTTTGCGAATCCATCATTGCAAACGACATATCATTTGACTGCGACGACCTTGTGGTGCGTGGCCTTGAATCCGACGGACTCATCATCAACCGCCGCGACATTGATCTCGCTGCAACAGTATACGACAACGACAACAAGAACATCATCAAGACACTTGTGCTTAAGACCGGCAAACGTGCCTATGAGGTAGTTCAGAACGGCGCAACGCCTTTCACCGGCACGCAGACGACCCTCACTGTAGGAGCCAACGTCAACAGCTGGCAGAACATCGTTCAGTTCGTTGTGCTGGCTAACTCGCCAACAGTATCGCGCGACATCATTGACGGGCTGGCCAACGGACAATTCGTGTCCATCTTGAAAAACCTTTCCAAAGGCGCGACCGGCAACGCAAAGTATCAGATTTACGGCTACGCGCAAGGTCTGCGCGCGCAGGAAATCACGAGCGAAAAGTGGTCGGAAGACACCGACGGAGGCTGGCTTGTAACGCTGCAAGAGGCTGCAGCAAAGAAGAGTGCAATCTTCTTCTTCAATACCGACGAATCGACCACCGACGCAGCCTATGAGGCTCTGAAAACTGCAGCCCAATAAACGCACGCGCGTATGACATACGAAGAAGCTGTCAGAATGACCGAAGACTTGCGGACGCGCTACGACGGCGCGTTCACAAGTCTTGACAAGGCCAACATTACGCTCCTGTACGCGGAAGTGCTCGGCAAGCAATTGCGCGTGACCAGGTGCCAACGTTGCTATCACGACGCGCTGATAGAGGTGCAGCTGTATCTGCGGCGCGAGCAACGCATGCGAGATAAATGTGCCTACGCCTTGCGCGCAGGCTTTATCATTCATTGCCCGACCTTCCGCGGAGGCAAAATCTACACGAACGACAACATCACGGACGAGGTGTGCGCCGAATACCTACAGCGATTCCCCGAGCAGCGACCTATGTTTTCGCGTGTTCCCGAAAATAACGCTGTAAACGTGGAAAAGAGTGCGCGCCTTGCAACTGCACCGACGGGCACCCAAAAGGCCAGCAGGCGCAAGAAAACAAAGAAATAAGCTATGAATGTACGGACAACAAAAAAGCCTCAGCCGCGTTTCGACGTGTCTTATGTCGCACGGCTTGACATGCAGGCATACGGCGACGACAATCTCTATCCCCAACACCTGCAGCGCATCAC